TGGCCGAGAAGCGGGCGCTATCCAGAGCCATCCTGAAGCTCGCAGGTTTCTATCAGCTTGAAGTATACGGAGAGGATGAACTTGAATAAACTGGACGCATTTTTTGACGACGTCGAAGCCGATCAGCACGCGCATCAGGAGACCCTCAAAGACTACGCGCTGTACCTGCTAGAGAACAGCACCATGCGCGACGACGACGACGGACTCGAAGACGAGATAATTGACACCGAGCCAACGATGGAGCGCTGGCGTGAGATATTCGAGCGTTTGAAGCTCAACCAACTACGGACAATCGACCTGCCGAACTGGTCACAAACATCATTTAACAAATCATACAAGGACAATGGAATTGACAATTGAAGGCGTCATCCGACGCGTTACGGAGCCAAGGGAGTTTGGCAGCGGAAAACGTATGTGCGAGGTGCACATTGAACTGGCGGAACAGAAGTTTGAACAGATTATACCGCTGACATTTTGGGGTGACGACGTAGACGAAGCCATTGGCTTGACTATAGGCGCAACGATTGAAGCAAAGTGCTGGCTGCGTGGTAACGAATGGATAAAGGAAGGAATGCCAGCACGCGCATTTGCATCCTTTGCCGTGTTCGATTACAAGCTGTCTGAGCCTAAGAGCATCCGCGAGACCGTAATTGAGGACAGCAAGAAGAACCCACCACAGGTGGACGACATGCCTTGGTGATGTACAAGGTTAAGCTGCACCAACAACGCACGAGCATACGCTTTGAACGAGCCGACAGCATGCTGCGATACATCCAGCGCCTGAATGATCAAGGCGTAAAGTTTGAACTACAATTTGAGAGAGATGGAGATGAACCTAAAAATGTACCTGCAACACCACTACGGTAGCCTGACGGCATGCGCCGAGGCTATCGAGGTAAGCAGGAGCACCTTGCACAATTACGTGACCAAGGACCCCGAGGGCGTGCTGCGACACACCAGCCGCCTGATGCAAAAGGACGGCGTAGAACCGCACCACTTGATAAAGGCAGTGCTAACTACACAACAGCAGCTTGATGTTTGAGTACGTGAAGCTGACACCGAAGGAGATGGCGCTGGCCTATGAGATTGGCAAGGACGTCATTGAGACCGAAATGAAGAACAACCACACAGGCAACAACAAGCTAAGCAAATACGCTGGCTATGTCGGTCAAGTGGCTGCTATGAAGTACTTGAAGGCGGTCAACGTGGATGATTATGAGTACGACCTTGAACGCAACGGAAAGCGCATAGAGGTCAAGACGAAGGTGCGCAAGGTTTTGCCGCATGAGGATTTTGCTGCTTGCGTGTATGCTTCAAACGCCGATCAGCTTTGTGACCTGTACGTTTTTGTGCAGGTGTTGAAACAGTGGGAGAATCCTAAAAAGTTGGCTCACGGCGCGTACATCTTGGGCTGGATAAACCGCGAGCGATACAATGACTGCTTTTACCAAGTCAAAAAAGGTGATTTTGATGGTGACTATGAGGAGCCAGCAGATGCGTACAAAATCAGGCTTGGTGATTTACGCCCGATTGAAGAGTTAAAATGAGCCGCAAGTACATCAGCATACCGATTGACATCTGGAACCTGAGCGAGCTGCACCCCAACGAGCGGGTGCTGCTTGCTGAGGTCGCCAGCTTCAAAGAGTGCTTTGCAGGGAACGATCACTTTGCGAAGCTTCTTAACGTATCCGAGGCGACCGCCAGAGGCTACATCAGCAACCTCATCAAGCGCGGATACCTCATCCGAGAGGGCAGCAGATACAACCGCCGACTGCGTAAATCTGCGCAAACGAATGCGCAAAATAGCGCAAACGAATGCGTAAAACAGCGCAAACGAGTGCGTAAATCTACGCAAACGAATGCGCAGAATTCAGCACATACTAATACATATACTAATACACCTACTAATACATCTACTAAAAGCACGCCTGCGCGTGCGGGTGTGGTGTTGCCGTATGAAACCGAAAAATTCCGAGAAGCATGGGCCGAGTGGCTGGAGTACAAACGCACGGATCACCGCTTCAAATACAAAACCGCCCAAAGCGAACAACGGGCACTAATGACACTACAAAATGAACACCCTACAGAAAGCAGAGCAATCGAGGCAATTCATACAGCAATTGCAAACGGATGGAAAGGCCTCGTATTTGGTTCATCCAAGAGCAGGCGAACTAGAACCAGCGGAAAGGCAGCGCTTGAAGGAAGCGAGCTTGGCGATCAGCTTAGAGAGCTTGCAGAAACAGGAAATATCTCAGGTAACAATCGAAACCGCCTTTAAGGGCACCAACGTCCGCACAGCGCTCAAGCTGGACGAACAGGCGACCCGTGCGGCGCTCATTGCGATGCTGGCCAAGTGCGTGCGATTTGTAGACGCAAACAAGACGCTGACCGAGGGCGACGAGTACAAGATGGTGCTGGACGAGCTTGTTAAAGGCTTTCCGACGTTTACTATCGAGGACTGGCGGCTGTGCCTGTACATGATGGCCAAGGAGACCTTTGGAGGCTATTATGAGCGCCTGAAACTCGCGCAGTTTGTGGAGTGCTTTACCAAGTACGAGCAACTCAAGCAACCAGTAATTACCAAAATACGGCAGGACGAAGCGGCCGACTTTGAGCGCATGCGAACGGAGGCACTGCGACACATCACGCCTGAGTTTGCAACCGAGATAAATCCGATCGCGGCACGCGTATCACCACAGGACTGGATGCGTGGCGAAAACCGCCTGACGTACACCGAGCGCGAGGAGATGGAGAAACGAGCAAAAGCACGCACTGATGATTAAGCTGCACAACATTGACTGCATGGAATACCTCGCGACGCTTGAAGACAACGCCTTTGAGTTGGCTATTGTTGACCCGCCTTATGGCATTGACGTAACGAAAATGACACTTGGAAACGGCAGGAAAAAAATACACAGAGGAATGACCAATTGGGATGCGCAGACACCAAGCAAAGAATATTTTTCTCACCTTTTTCGAGTCTCGCGCAATCAAATTATATGGGGTGCGAACTATATGACCCCGCACTTACCTGCAAGCATGGGCTGGGTATATTGGGATAAGGGTACAGGAGAAAACGATTTTAGCGATGGCGAACTTGCCTTTACATCTTTTCATCGAGCGTTAAGGAGTTTCAAAAAGTCATGGGTAGGCGCAAATGCAAACAACGGCACAGCACGAATTCATCCAACAGAAAAACCTATAAAGTTGTACGAATGGCTGTTAATGAACTACGCTAAGCAAGGCGACCGCATACTGGACACGCATTTAGGCAGCGGTTCAATCGCTATCGCATGCCACAACCTTGGCTTTGATTTAGTCGGGTGCGAACTTGATACCGACTATTTTAAAGCGGCGCAGAAACGCCTGAAACAGCACCAGTCACAACTACGAATCCCAATGCAATGAAACGCCTACACACACAATTTCTGAGCGACGACGAGCTGCAATACTTTTACGACAACGTCAGGATGCGCAAACAGCTCGCAAACGCCTTACACGAACACGAGAAAAGCGTCATCGAGAAGCTGGCGGCCATCATACCAGTCAGACCGCACGAAAAAGCGTACATGTGCGTAGAACGCAATCCAAACGGTCACGAATGGCACACAGACACGGGGACCATGGGTCATATGCAGTGGTGTCAAGTCGGCGTAATCGTGATGCTGTCAAAAATCACGCAGTACGCAGGCGGTTGGATATGCTACGACGGCTTCACGCTTGGACTCAATCAAAACGAGCTGATATATCACACCAGTGACGTGCGGCACAAAGTTGAACCACACACGGGCGACCGTCGTGTATTACTTTTTTTCCTATGACGGACCTCGAACGCTTTTGGCACGACCTCATCGACGGTCGACGCTACATCATTAACGAAGTGTATGGCAACGAGGCTATGCTCAGATACAGGCCGCACCCAAAGGAGAAGGAGTATTTTCTCGCCAACAACGGGCGCGTGGCGTACAGCATAGAGGTGTCAGAGCATACCCGTAGCTTCTGGGATATGTGTGAGCGCATGTACGGACACAAGCGACTGGCATACGAGGACCGCCTGACTAAGAACAGGATCAAGGCACAGAGCTATCCAGAGTACAAGAAAGGCAAGGCAGAGCGTGCAGCATTGGCGGCTAAGATTCGCGGCGTATTATTGAAGCATGCCAAAGAGGAGCACCAAGACGGACAGCAAGGCCAGCAAGCAGCTGCGCAAGAAACCCAAGGCCAAGAAACCGCTAACACACGCACAACTTAAGAAGAAGGTCGATGAATGGTTTAGCAAATACATCCGCTATAGAGCGGCAGACAAATACGGTGAAGCAGAGTGCTACACTTGCGGAAAGCGTGACCATGTTAGGCATCTCCAAGCAGGACATTTTGCGTCTAGGCGGTATATGGCCACCCGTTGGCACGACCCAGAGGACGGACACGGGAACGTCCAATGTCAGTGCGTTGCCTGTAATTTGTACGACCAAGGGCGTCAGTGGGCTTTCGGTCGACGACTTGACCAAGCTGTCCAAGGACGAGCTGAGGAGATTATGCGAGATACAGAACAGGCTCGATCGTATGGAGTGGCAGAGCTGCGACAGCTCGCCGATTACTACAAGGCAGAAGTCCAGAGATTCCTTTTGGAGAAACCTGCCATCAATGAGCGAAGAGATAAAGCAGCAGCATATAAACGAGCTGAGAGGCGAAAGGAGGAGGATACTGCTGGCGCCGCACACATCACAGTACACGTCACAGATGCGTAAGGTCGAAGAGAAACTGTACGCGCTGACGGGTAACATCATCTATGCCTATGCCAACGATTCCGCGTAAGCAGACGCCCGACCCACGCAAGAAGAAGCAGCAACGCGATCGGCCACAAGATAAGCGCTACTGGTCTGGCGCTTGGCGACGGGCGCGGCTGGCTTACATCAAGAAGCACCCGACGTGCGTGGTGTGCGACAGGCTGGCAAAGGTGGTGGACCACATCCAACCAGTTAGGTTAGGCGGTGAGTTCTGGGACAGCAGCAACTGGCAAAGCATGTGCGAGCGGTGCCACAATGCCAAGTCAGGCCGCGAAGCTCACGAGGGATAGGGGGTCCCGAAATCGACGAGCGGAAACTACAGCAT